CAAATGTAAAGTAATCACTCAGCTCTCTTGCAATATCATCACTGCAATGAACCTTGTTGTATGTCTCATTATATTTCTCTATCTGTATCATAGACCATTCTGGAATTTGGCCCACTCAATAGCATTCTTTATCAAGTATCCACGGTTGTTGAGTGTCTTTATTATGTTTTCAAGAATCTCTATCTTATCTTCTGTTAACTGTATCTTATTTTTGATTAATTGAAGATCCTCATCAGACTCAATGTATACAGGAATATCAGCTTTCAAGATCTTCAACGGTTGGATATCCCATCCATTTTCATCCAACTCTTCTTTAGAAAGGAGACCTTGATAGTATTGATATTTTAACTTGTACGTGTTCTTGTAATCTTGATTGAGTTTAACATAGGTTGTCTTGGCCATGTAAAACTCTTTTAGGTATTTGGAATGTAGTTGAGGAATACGCAGTGACTCTTTACCAAGCTCTGTTCGATCAAGCTCGCTATCTGTTTCCCATGCTGTAATAATCTCATCAGTCTTCATCTGTCCTCCAAGTTCCAGGACGTAATTGTATCATAATTTAGCACGAAAGTCAACTCAAATCATATTAATTGTGTACTTAATATATTCAAACGTCACTGACGATTCCAAATAATTAACACCAGCTGATGTTGTATTGAAGGATAGTTCTCCGAGCTGGGAAGGGAACGCATCTATAAAGTTAACTTCAATGTTTGGATTCTTTGAGCTCGTAAGGATCATTAACTTAATATCTGACCTATCTCTACTATTGACATCTGGTTCAATCGATGTTTGAGCTTGATATCTTGCAAAAGGTTGGAGGTCCTTTGCAGCAAGAGAAACCATCCAGTTAAATATTTCCAAATAGTTTGTCATATCTTCATCAACCATGAACGATACAGTCAATGGTGAATACACAAGACGTTCGCCAGGGATTGGAATGTCAACAAGAGGTGTAGGCATTATTATGTTGCCAGCAAATGTCAGTCCAGGAATGGATGCACTTTGCAAAAAGAAGTTAAGTAGAGGTGCTTTCTGCAGCACCAATCTAAAGTTTAGAGGTGAGAGAAAGTTTCTATTTGTTGGGGTGTTTGTTAATGCACTCATAGTAGGTTCCTTTCTACTATTTATGTCAGGCAAAAAAAGAGAGGACCCGAAGGTCCTCTCAATATCCCTCTGAAGGGGATTCTAAATCACATTAGATTATCAACCAAGACGCGTCTGTAGTACACGTTAGAGTCTTTTGTCAATGCGCCAAGGCCAGCTGTTGCGCCTTCTGCATATGGGTTTGCAACCATACCGTAACGAGTCTTGAAACCAATCTTAGGTTGGAAGCTGTCTGGATCAACAGCACGAACCATTTGTAGAGGAACGTATGGGCAGTAGAACAAGCCAGCGTCAAATGCGCTAGAACCTTTGTAACCTACAACCATGTAGTTGCCACCAGCATATGGGTCGATGTAAACACGAACGCGACCGTTCAATACACCAGCAAATGTATTGCCAGTATCGTCAACATTCAAGTTGTTGCTGTTAAGAGCAGGAGCGTAATCAAGAACACCAGCCATTTGAAGAGCAGAAGCTACGTCAGATGAACAGATGATGATGTTACCCTTACCACGTCTTGTTGCCTTAGCAATTTGGTTAGCTTCACGCTCAACTTGGAACATCAAGCCTTTGAACTTCTCAACAGACCAACGACCGTTAGAGTCTGTATCCAAGTCGAAACGACCTGCTGTTGTTGTATTCTCTGTAGCGCCTTTTGTAGCAGTTACGTTGATTGTACGAACAACTTCACGGTTGATTTCAGCAAGAATTTCAGCAGAAAGAATGTTAGACAATTCTGTCTCTGCGTCTAGACCATGGATTGCTTTCAAGTCTTGTGCAAGTTCCATTGTGTATTCTGCTTTCAAAGCACGTGATTTAGCTGTAACAGTAACCTTCTCGATAGAGAATGCCATTTCAGCGAATGCAACGTTGCCAGAAGAACCAAGAGCTTCTGCTTGAGCTGTGGACATACCAGAACCGAAGTTATAGATGCCTGTTTCAGCCAAGTTAGCTGTACCAGTAGATGTGTTACCTGGATATGTACCAACGTTCTTCTGACCAAGTGTGTTAGCACCGGAAACAACTGAAGAGAATGATGTGTTGACTTCGTTGTAGAAGTTTTCTGTTGCAGAGTTGCCTTGTGTGCTATACTTAGAACGCATAGCGAAGATCAAGCCTGTTGGGCCAGTCATAGGCTGAACACCGCAAATGTCATAAGCAATCAAGTTAGGCATTGCACGACGAACCAAGCTAATCAAAACTGGATCGAATGTGTCGATGTCTGCACCTGTGGCATTAGCTGGAGCAGCTTCTGTCAATGTTTGTGGAACATATTGATTAGCTTCGCGAAGAGCTTTTTCTGTGTTCTCCAGAACAACAGCTGTGACGCTTCTACGGTGCGTATCTTTAATAGGGGCCAAGTCTGGGTGAGCCAGGATTGGCTCCCACTTTCTTTGGATGTCTTCTTGTAAGTTCATGCGGATCTCCTATAGAGGGTTAATATGATTTTATTTATACTTTTGAAGTACGCGCGATTGAATTAAAATAGCGCTTAATTGATGGATCCTGGAAAGAAACTTGAGTTTCTTCGTTTAGATCATTGTTACCAATTGCTTCTTCTTCTTCTTTCATGTCTTGAGCAGCTGGTTTTGTTGGGAAATAGTTTTCCTTAACAAGAACCAATTTTCTCTTGTAGTTATCAGACTCATCAAACTCAATACCCTCTGCCAACTGACGTAACTTCTCAACTTGTGTCATTACCAAGCCTTCTGCTACCTGATCAAAGATCTCGTGCTTTGAGTATTCGCTAATTGACTTAGACAACTCAATGTTCTCATTGATCTGCGCATTCAATTTGTCTTCTAGTTGCTCAACAGTAGCTGTCAACTCTTCCAACACATTCAACTTGTCTTCAGGAATTTCGATATAGTTTTCAGCAAATAGCTTCTTCATACCTTCCATGAATTCTTCTGTGATCTCTGTTCTTAGAGAGTGTTCGATTGCTACTTCGTTTTCTTTCATCCACTGTTCGACACAGTAGTTCAAGTAGTCATCTAGCTTAGAAGACATCTCAGATGAAACTTCTTCAAGTGCTTCTTCTAACTTTGTAGAATATTGTTCTTCAAGTTCTGCAATTTCTTCTGTGATGCGGGCTTGGATAGCTGCTTCAAAAATTGTAGATGCTTTTTCTTTGAAGTCTTCGGATAGATCTTCGCCATTAAACATTGCGTCGATATGTTCTTTCATTGCTGCGCCCTTTGTTGCGATAGTTGCTTTATTTTGAGCAGACATATCGCCAGTAGGAGCTGAATTATTTTGTGAATCAGTTTCTTCCTGATCACCAGCTACTGTCTGAGGATTCATGTCGCCTTGACTCTTAGAACTAGGCAGTGTAGTTTTCTTTGTGCCTGCATCAGGAACCATAGAGACTCCTGTAGCGCCACCACCCACTGATAATTCATCTAGTTGTTTCTTAATTGCCATTTATAACTCCTTAAATGTTCTTTATTATTTATATTTTAAATTCTTACAGTGAGCGAAGGAACTCTGCAAACACTTTAATCTTTTGTTCTTCGAGATTACGGCTAGAAGTCTTTTGAATTTCCTTCTTCATCTCTTCAAGCTTTTGTGCTTTGAGAATACCATTATCCCAAACCCATTCAACACCTTCCATAATACCTCTTACAAAAGCATCAGGAGCTGATGGGTCAGCAACAATGTCAGCAGCTGTGGCTAAATGGAAGTCATCTTGAACTTCATTGATACCTTTGCTGTTGGCTACAAGAGAACCCATACCTCTTGAAGATACCCCAAGCTTTGCACCCTCACTCATCAAGTTTTTAACAATTTGACCATAAGGAGTGTCCATGATCTTTGCTCTACCAATAAAGTTAGAACCTTCTTTGAATAACTTTTGTGTCATGTGCGAAACACGCTCAAGATTAATGTTAGGACCAGAAGGATGACCTAGTTCACCAAACGCTCTGTTTTCCTTAACATATTCTGTATTGTATCTATTGACTTCTCTTTCAAGAATATCGCTACGATACATTCTACCATTACGGTTTGGTAGATCTGCTTGCATGAATATACCTTCGATGAAGTAATGCTTCTTGCCTTCTTGTTCTTCTACGAGAAAATTTACACTCTCGTTAATTTCGCACATTAGTTTCATTTTAGTTCCTCTTAATACTCACTAGTGAATGATGAGACTTTCTGGAAGTCTATGATTAAAGTACAATTAGATGATGTGCAATTCACAACAACGTTTGCTGCTGCATCTATCTGTAAAGCTGAACCACCACCAGCATAGTCAATATAATCGGAAGCATTGTAGATGTTGATTGTGTTGGCGCCGCGAGCAATCTTCCAATAGCCGTTATCTAGTCCGTACCACACTTGATTGATATGAAGACCAGTTACAGTCCCTCCAGCAATACCAGAGTTTGCTGAAGCTACTGTTAATTCTGTGTTAGATGTAAAAAGGACAACAAACTTACCACCCTTTTGGTTAATTAATGTTCTACTCGCCATCTTGCAGCTCCAATTGTTCTAAGAATTCGATCATCTGATCTGGGTCTTCTTCAAGGATCTGTTCAAAGATCTCTTTGTTTTCATCAGATAGATTTTCGTAAATGGTGTTGAGTAATTGAGTTAGCTCTTCGTCTTCTGTCAACTGCTCAACTTCTTCTTTCATTGAAACTGGTTTTGAATATTCACCAGTTTGAAGAATACGGTCATGCAAGTCTAGAAGTGATCTGTGCATGTCTTTTATATCACCAACATGACCCCAGTGTGGTTCACCTTTATTGTAACTCTTCTTGCTTGTCACATTGTCGTAATGATCAGACAAGCCTTTTTGAATACCTTTTAAGAGCTTAGAAGATTCATTATGATAGTATTGGAATTGCTTAGCTGCAACTTCACCTTCCATCAGCTCTTCTGTTTCTTCTGCAACCTTCTTAGCAGTAGCAGTTGCAATAGCCATCTTCTTACCCATTGGCATCTTTGGATTTTCACGCTCAATAGCTTTAGCTACTTCTTCGCGCTTCTTCATCTCTGCTGGTGTAAGAGTCTTCTCATCTAGAGAGTCTTCTTTGATCATCTTGATCTTAGCACCCATCTCTGTAGCATCGTCTAGCTGTGAGTCTGAAAGATGTTCACCAACTTTAATTCCATCTGCAAGATGCTTACCGACGGCGTGTACTTTAAACTTACCTTTACCAGCATCCTTAACATGAAGAGCCATAGGATGTACTTTAGACATCTCTTCATAAACCTTCTCGTCATTGCCAGGATTATATCCGTGCTCTGTCTCGCGATCTACAGTTTTAATGTTTGTTGCATTGAACAGTTTATCATCCTGTGTTCCACGATCATCAAGTTTACTTTTGGTAGCAATGTGCTTATCCATAAACTTCTTCTCGTCCTTGGATTTAGGAGTAAACCCATTCAAAATATTATTGAGAGTTTTCGCCATCTTCGTCCTCTTCTTGTGTGTCTAAATTTACTTCTTGTTCGTCAGGACTGAAGAAGCGGTTTGCAACCTCAATCTTTTTTTGTTGAATGGAATCATACACTCTACCTGCCATAAGTTCATTAAATACATCCTGCATCTTGGCAGGTTGCCCCTCATAAGCATATCTCACAAGGTCGCTCACTTCATACTGTGTTGCTGTGGAATCCATCTATACTCCTATTTATTGTTGAGGTTCTGGCGGTGGAGGTGGGTAGTAGATTTGATTACCGAGCTCTTCTTTGATCTCAGTGTCCATCTGCTCCCTATCTTCATCACTTTGTTTGAAAATATTTGATCTTATCCAACCATGCGAGTAATATTTACCAATGTAGGGAGCAAGCTGTCCTGCTACCTGGAGTCTTGAGTTGAGAACATCTGTCTCTTTCAACTCCTCGTAGTAATTATCTTTTGCATAGTCAAACTTTATATATTGAGAGATAGATTTCCAGTCTTCTACTGTAACTATTCCCTTCAGAACCAATTGTTTTTCAAGACACTTCAAAAATAATGTAGAGAACTTTGCTCTCATTCTTGAGATAAACTTTGAAAACTTTACTTCATCTCTTGTAATTTCTGTTGCTCTACCAATAGAATAAGTCTGTTCCGTTTGAAGTCTTGTTGCTGGAACATTGGTATAGTTTCTTTTGGAAGTATTCAACATCTTCCATCTTACCTAGATTCTCACCACCTGGTAATGTTGTAATCTCTGTTCCTTTACCACCTTCACGACGAGGTAGCCAGTAGTCTTCCAACATAGTCATAAACTTACGATCATCTCTTACTTCACCAGTAGTAGCATCATATACTAATCTGTTTTTATGGCGAACCATCATATCACGAAGATATTGTTCTGCCTTCATCTTTGGTAAGTTACCAACATCGATATAGAATATTCGTCTTTCAGGTGCTCTAGATATTCTATAAATGACAGTAGCATCTTCAAGAACTCTTAACTGATTAAGAGGTTTAATTGCTTTGTGTAGGTACGATATAACCATTGTACCGTTGGTATCCATCAATCCAGATGTACAATGAACTATAGAATCTTTGGCTATCTTTACACCAGTAGCTGGTCCATATTGGCCAGCACCACCGCCAAGCCCTTGAGCATTGTAACCTTTTTCATTGTAAATATAATATTCTCTTATCGTCTGCGATACAGCAGAGTCAGTCTTAACGTCCTTCTTCTTTCTTTGCTCACGAACTTTTCTTATCTTTCTAGGATCAATATTTCTGAGTTCCTTGATACCTAGTCTTGGATTCTTATCGTCAATTATTGCATGATAATATAAAC